AGGATCTGTTGTGGAATCGGCAGAAAATCACGAGTGCGATTACACAGGGGATTCTGCAGGGTGAAGCTATTCCGAATATTGCGAAGCGGTTGCGTTCGGTTGCTGGCATGAATCAGAAAGCGGCTATTCGGAATGCCAGAACATATACCACAGCCGCTGAAAATGGAGGCCGAGTGGATAGCTATAAGCGTGCGCAGGGCATGGGAATTGTGCTGGATCAGGAGTGGATGGCTACGCTTGATGGGCGCACACGAATCTCCCACAGGCATCTGGACGGTGAGGTTGTGCCTGTTGGCGGTGTTTTCTCAAATGGTTGCAGGTATCCGGGAGATCCTGATGGTGCACCAGAAGAAATCTATAATTGCAGGTGCACGTTGGTTGCGAAGATCAGAAATTATAACTATCAGGATGAGCCGAGGTTTTCACGATTATCACCGGGAATCAGCTATGAAGACTGGAAAAGAGGAAAATCATGAAAAAGGCCAATATAGAAATCAAAAGTCACAAAAAGGATTTTCTGGATGAGTTCAATCTGAGCCGGGATGCGGCGCTGGAGGCTATCGGCTTAATTGCCGAGCGATATGCTAAGGAATTATGCCGTGTGGATACGGGAAGACTGCGAAACTCGATTACTCATGCTACAGCAAAATATGAAGGTGCTGTCAATTATAAAGATAATGAGGGGAAGACGTATTCTGACGCAAAAGCCAAAAGCACACCGGAGAACAATGCGGTATATATTGGCACGAATGTGGAGTATGCTCCGTATATCGAATTGGGAACATCAAAGAATCATGGGCCGTATCCTTTTTTACAGCCAGCCGCACAAAATCACATAGATGAGTATAAGCGAATAATCGAATCTGCATTAAAAGATTAGACACAATTCAATACAATTTAGAGTACCTTTAACATATGATTAAGCTATTGAATATCTGTTAAAGGCTTTGAATGTCATAATATTTTATTATATATTTATAATATTTTATATTTTTCTTAATGTAGGATGTACAAAAGTAATACATTTCGGAAAAGTCCCTATAGAGAAAAATTCTTTATAGAAAGTTTTCCAAAATGCATAAAAATGTAGCATTAAATTATCTGACAATTTGAAACTTGCAATAAACACAGAAGTATGATAGGATTATGTTGATCTGAATGACAAAGAAATGTCACCGAAGCACAGGAGGATAAAAATGGCGCTGAGCAGGAAGTTTCTGTCTGCTATGGGAATTGAAGCAGACAAAATCGATGAAATCATCAATGCACACTCTGAAACTGTGGATGCCCTGAAAGAAGACAGGGACAAATACAAGGCTGAAGCCCTGAAGTTACCGGATGTACAGAAAAAGTTGGATGATGCTCTGAAAGAAATCAAGAACAACACCGACAATGAAAAATGGCACACTAAGTATGATGCGCTGAAAGATGAATATGACGATTTTAAAAAGACTGAGGCCGAGAAAGTTGCGAAGGAAAGCAAAAAGACCGTGCTGAAGAATCTTTTAAAAGATATCGGTATTTCTGAAAAGCGCATTGATTCCGTAATAAAGGTTACGGATATTGATTCCATAGAACTGGATGATCAGGGTGCTATCAAAGATGCGGATACACTGAAGGATTCGCTTGAGAAGGAATGGGCCGATTTTATCGTGAAAGAAAAAACCAAAGGTGCGCAGTCTGCTAACCCGCCCGGAGGAAAGGGTGCGGCTGAAAATGGCCAGCCGAGCAGAGCGGCACAGATTGCCAGCAAATATTACGAGAATATTTATGGAGGTACAAAAGAATGAGCTTTATTGCTTCTAAGACCGATAGCACGGTTTATGCGCCGGGCTGGTTCCTCGCTCATGAGGAATGCGAAAGAAAAACAAGACAGATCAATCAGAATCATGCTCAGGTTGTTACCGGATCTGATGGTTCTAAGCACGTACCGATGGGTGCGTTCTATCCCGCAAATGCTTCAGGCACGGTTGAGGGGATCGTGTATGAGGATGTGGATGTTACAACGGGTAATATGCCGGGTTCCGTTGTCCTGAGCGGTACGGTTTATCTGGATCGGCTTCCTGCGGCACCTGCAAGTGGGGTGCAGTCCGCTCTTGAAGCTAAAGGATTTAAATTTGTTGAGCAGAGTCCTGCGGTCACCAGACCTGACTGGACGAATTCTTGATAAGGGGAGGTAGATAGTATGCCGAACAGAATTGCATGGGAGAATAATATTCTTGGTTTTATACCGAGAACTGATTGGCTGGATATTCCGTTTCAGATTAACAGACCGGGTGATCCTGCTGATCTGCTGATTGGTGATCAGAAAACGGATAATCTTGTTGCTGAATGGGAGTCTCTGGCGGCTCAGTACCAGATTCCGGTCATGGCGCAGTTCCATGGCTTTGATACGGAAGCACAGACCACGTTCCGTGTTCCGATTGATAGTCATAATATTGAAAAAGGCCTGATTAAGGTTAAACTTAATCAGTCTGAGCGGATGCGTACACTTCTGCGTAGTGGCGTACAGGGTGATTCCGCACTGTATGATTATGTTGTAAATGATGGTGTGCGTCTGGCAGAGCAGGTCATTACCCGTACCAAAGTTGCAAAGAATGAACTGCTGGCAACCGGTCAGATTACTATCAAAGAAAATGACCTTGACCTGACTGTGGATTATGGAGTTCCTGCAGGTCATCTTTCTCTGACGCTGGATCTCTCTGATAGTGCTGATATTCCTGAACAGATTCAGGCGATTATCGATCAGGCTACCGAAGATGGTGTCACGATCACCGGAATCATGACTTCCAGAAAAGTTATTGGTGCGCTGAGACGTAATGCGGCTATTCAGACTGCTATCAATGGTAATATTGGCGCAGGTGCGCTGGTAAAACGTTCTGCACTTGAGGATTATCTTGCTGAGGAATTCAACATTTCTCAGGTGATTGAGAATGATCTGACTTATGGTGCTTCTGCTGTGATCGGCAGTAATAACAGACCGACCATTACCACAAAGCGGTATTACCCGCAGGATAAAGTCACGTTCTTTGCGACAAATGCGGGCGGCAGACTTGGTGTGGGTCTGTGGGGTGATGCACCGGAAGTTGATCTTTCTCAGCTTCTTGATGGCAGACAGAGTACCGAATCTCCGTATGTTTGGATCAGCCAGTGGCAGGAAGATGATCCTGCAGTGCTGTGGACAAAGGCAAGCACGCTGTTTATGCCTGTTCTGTATAACCCGGATAGCCTGTATATTGCTACAGTTTCTGATGGGGCCGAGGGTGCTACGGGAGCAACGGGAGCAACAGGCGCCTGATGAATATAGTATATTCAATAACCAGAAACGTATATGATTGGATTCTTCCTTCATTGCGGTCACTGGCAGAGCATAATCCTTTGGCAAGGGTGTTTATCCTTGCCGAGGATGATGTTTTACCGTTTGATCTGCCTATTGATGCTGAAGTAATAAATATATCTGATCAGAAATTCTTTCCCAGTATAGCAGAGCACAGGAATGATGATTTCGGTGGTTATATCAATCATCTGAAAGTCTGCTATCCGTCTATACTGCCAGTGAATAAAGTTATTCACATGGATATCGATACAATCATATGCGATAAGCTTGACGGACTGTGGAAAACAAATGTTTCTGGTAAGTGGTTTGCGGCAGTTCCTGAATGCCAGACATGGTATAAACCTTTTGGAGATGATTATTACAATATGGGAATTTCCCTTTTGAATCTTAGTCAGCTTCGGAAGGATAAAATTCAGCAGGAAATGATTGATTATCTGCTTACAACCAATCAGCCATTTGCGGATCAGAATGCTTGGAATAAGTTTGGTTATGAGTATGATAAAGCCGTAAAACTTGACCTTCGATATAATGAAAGCCGTGTAACTGGCAAAACAAATGATCCTGCTATTGTTCATTTTTGTTCAATTCCTGACTGGTGGACAAATACTAAGATGGATCGTAGGGAGTATTTGGATAAATATCTATGAAGATTTTGATTGCCGTACCGACATTTGAAAATATCTATCCTGATACATTCAAATCTATATATGATTTGGATACATCGGGGCATCAGGTATTTTTTGAATATGTACGTGGATATGATTGTGCAACGGCTAGAAATGCAATCGCTCAGAAAGCACAGGATTTAGGTGTTGATTATGTTCTGATGGTTGATAATGATGTTGTTCTTCCTAAAGATGCATTGATTAACCTTCTGGATGATGAAAAGCTTGTATGCCTTGGGTATTATGCGCACAGGAATGCAAATAATCTCTATAGCGGGCGCACAAGCGTATGTAAATTATATGATCAGAATGAGCGAGAGTATTATAACTATCCTCTGGAATCAGAATATACGGCAAAAGAACTTGCATTGCTTAAAGAATCAGGCCAGTATAAAATTCAGATACACGGTGGCGGTATGGGATGCGCCCTTATAAAAACAGACGTATTCCGAATTATGAAATATCCGTGGTATGACTGGGTTAATTATAAAAGCAGAGGAATGCTTTCAGAAGACTTGTATTTCTGTGAGCGGTGCAAGGAAAAGAAAATCAAAATTTATACGGATTCGAGAGTTGGTTGCGGTCACGTTTTCAGACATGTACAGTTTACAGAGGTGATTGAATAATGGCGATTTTAACAGAAATGTGCCAATATCTGAGAAACTGGTTTGATCGTAATCAGGGACACTGGCATGGAACGTTCAAAATTGAAAACGGTGAAATTGTCAGCTTTGATCCTCGATATGTATGGGGAAATGAGCCGTTTTCACTGAAGGATGGACAGTATTTCCGAATCATTGACAGTACGTTTAACGATGGCGTACATAAATATCCTGCTTCTGATCTCGTGGATGAAGAATTCATGGGTTCTGTCTGGGCTATGGCTGTACCTCCTTCGGTCATAGCCCTTGCTGATGAAATCGAAACATGGATAAATAAATATCTTGGTGTAGATTCTCAGGCGATGTCACCTTATAACTCAGAATCGTTTGGTGGATACAGCTATTCTAAAGGTTCGGGTGCTATCGGTAGCAAAAACACAAGCGGTGGAAATGAGGTTACATGGCAGAGCGCATTTGCCAGTAGGCTGAATCAATGGAGGAAGATATGAGTTTGCTTGATGAGGCTATGACAGCCTGCGTAATACTGGATAAACGCACAGAAGCAGATGGTTATGGCGGTTATAGAACGGTATGGTCTGATGGTGCAGAATTTAATGCGGCTATTGTATTGGACACATCGATGGAAGCCCGGATAGGTGAAAAGCAGGGTGTAACTGCTTTGTATACTATTACTACAACTAAAGCATTAAACCTGCAGTACCATGATGTTTTCCGCAGGTTGAAAGACGGGAAGATATTTAGAGTGACCAGTGATGGGGATGATAAATATACACCTGCAAGTGCCACGCTGAATATGCGTCAGGTAAGTGCAGAAGAATGGAGTTTACCGAACGATGGATAAATGGCAGGCAATACATTCTATGTGGAGCAGTTTCGGGCTTCCTGCGTATGATGAGACTGATGTACCGGATGATGCAGTGATGCCGTATATTACATATTCTGCTCCCGTTTCGGCTTTTGAACAGCCGATTGTCATGTCAGGTTCTATCTGGTATCGCTCTACATCTTGGGAGAATATCTCTCAAAAAGCAAATTTAATAGCTGAGTATCTAAGGGGATACAGGCTTATAAAAGTAGACGGTGGATATCTTCATGTAAGCGAGGGGAGTCCTTTTGCGCAAAGAATGACTGATGAAGATTCTGCTGTAAGACGGATATACATTACTATTGATGCTGAGTTTTTTACGGAGGTATAAGAGCATGGGAATGTTTACTAAGATTTCCGAGGATGCTTTTAATCAGCTTCAGGTTGATGCTGGTATGCTGTTAAAACAGTTTGATCCTGATAATCCTGCCGCCCCTGCTGATGAAGATATTATTACGGCTACTACGGGTGGAATTACTGTTTCATGTGTTCCTACATATTCTGATTATGGCGAAGATGTGGACAATGTGCCTAACAACATGAAGGAGTTCAAACATCTTGACGGTTGGGATTGCAAGATGTCTACTACGGCCCTTGGCACGTCTGCAGATGTGATTAAGCTGTCTCTTGGTGCGGCTGATATTGACGAGACGAATACGTCTAAAATCGTGCCGAGGCGTGATCTGAATCAGACAGATTTTGAGGATGAGCTGTGGTGGGTTGGTGATAAGGCAGATGGCGGTATGCTTGCCGTGTGTCTGAAGAATGCGCTGTCTACGGGTGGATTTTCACTGAAGACCACAAAGAACGGCAAAGGCAATCTTGCCCTTGAAATCACAGGTCATGTTTCCATTAAAGCGCAGGATGTAATGCCGATGGAGTTCTATACCACTGAAGGCGCCGAGGGCGCAACGGGAGAAACTTAATATAGGAGTATAAAATGAAAAATCTTGCAAACTGTAAACCGTCTGAATTTCTGAAGCAGACAAACAAAATCAGAAAGGTTGTTGCTAAATGGCTTGATATCACAGATGTGATGAGTATCAGGAAGCGCAGACCTGAGATCACGGCTGATATGTCTGATGAAGAAAAGAAAAAAGCATTTGCAAATCAGGCAAGGCAGAATCTGAATGATATTCTGGATGCGGCTATGGATGCACATCCGAAAGAAACGCTTGAGGTGCTTGGGTATTTGTGTTTTGTCGAACCAAAAGACGTAGACAAACATCCGATGAGCGAATATCTGCAGGCGTTTACGGAAATCATGAATGATGAGGCGGTAGTCAGTTTTTTCTTCTCATTGGCACGATTGGGGCAGATGAATATTTCGCCTGCAACGAAAGCATAAGACTTGACTTACTGGATTTATACGGAAGCGGATATGTGATCGAGCATTGCATATCCGCTTTTCGTAAATTGCAGGAAGAAAAAAGCTACAGGATTTATGTAACGGATGCTTTGTACTATCTCGCACGACTTAATACACGATACGCTGACGCAATTAAGCCGCAAAAGGTGGAGACAAGAACTGCCAATGAAATTATATCTGATCTCAGCGCAAAGCTAAATAAAATGGGAAAGGAGGATAGCGCATGAATGTATTTGAATTAATGGCTAAGATCGGCCTTGATTCCAGTGAATATGAACGTGGTCTGAATGATTCCGAAAGCAAGTTTGATCAGTTCGGTAGTAAGATCATGAGCGGTGTCGGAACCGTTGCAAAACTGACCGCAGGTGCCGTTGCCGCTGGTTCTGCCGCCGTTGGTAAGCTTGTTAGCGATTCTGTGTCTGCATATAGCGAGTATGAGCAGAATTTGGGCGGTATAAAAAAGCTGTACGGCAATATGGGTCAGTCTTTGGAAGAATACGCACAAAGCACAGGTCGTTCCGTGGATGAAGTACGGAATGAATGGCAGAATCTTGAAGATGCGCAGAATCTTGTTCTTGAAAATGCAAAAAATGCCTACAAGACTGCAGGCATGGATGCAAATACATATATGACAACCGCTACCAGCTTTTCGGCATCACTGATCAATTCATTGAATGGCGATACTGTGAAGGCGGCGGAACAAACAGATGTAGCTATGAGGGCTATATCTGATAACTGGAACACATTCGGTGGAGATATTCAGAATATCCAGAATGCCTATCAGGGTTTTGCAAAACAGAATTATACCATGCTTGATAACCTGAAGTTGGGTTATGGTGGTACAAAAACTGAAATGGAGCGTCTGATTGCGGATGCTAATCAGTACGCTGAATCTATCGGTATGGCAAGTGATTTGTCAATTGATAGCTTTTCGGATATTGTAACGGCTATTGATCTTGTCCAGCAGAAGCAGGGTGTTGCCGGGACTACACAAAGGGAAGCGGCTACTACTATCGCTGGATCATTAAATATGACAAAGGCCGCATGGCAGAATCTGGTTATCGGCCTGACTGATTCTGAAGCTGATATCGATCAGTTGATGGATAATCTGATCAATTCGATTGTCGGTGAAAATGAAGGAGAAGGCTTAATAAATAACATAATTCCTGCCATTGAGCGTGCGCTAAATGGTGTAGTTACGCTGTTTGATAGGCTTGCTCCTATTATATCTGAGCATCTTCCGGGATTGGTGGAACAAATACTGCCACCGCTGTTAGAGGCAGGGACATCGCTCATTGCAGGGATTATACAGGCCCTTCCTGCGCTTATACAGGTGTTGATTGAACAGGTACCCATGATCATCACAACGTTGTATGATGCGCTTGTGGAAACTATGCCACAGTTGATTGAGGCAGGGCAAGAACTTGTAACTAATATGACCGGAGGTATGGAATTAAGTATTCCTGATCTGCTTGCCGCAGGTGCCAATTTGCTGACTAATCTGATCAATGAAATAATGGTTCATCTTCCTGAATTCTTACAGAGAGGTACTGATTTTATTACAAATATGGTCAGTGGCATCACTGGAAGTATGCCTGCTATTTTAACAACGATCAGCAATCTTGTTTTAAGTCTTATCAGTGCAATATTAGGATTTCTACCGCAGTTTCTGCAATCAGGTATGAATTTCATTGTCAACATGACAAACGGAATTTTGCAGAACATGCCTAATATCATACAGACTATTGGTAATCTTGTCGGATCGCTGATAGATATGGCACTTGAGTATCTACCGCAGTTTCTGGAATCAGGCGCAGATTTCATTGTAAATATGATTGAAGGCATAGCTAATAACCTGCCTGCAATTGTAGAATCAATGGCTGAAGTAATAAATAATCTTATAAGTAAGATTATGGAAAATCTGCCCGAGTTTCTGAGCAAAGGCATAGAAATCATCGGAAAGATTGCAAGCGGTATCGGTGATGCGCTTCCTACAATCATATCATCTATGGCTGAACTTCTTGCCAGTGTGCTTACAAATATTGGGGAACACCTGCCAGAATTTCTGCAGAAAGGCGTGGAGCTTGTAGGTGAAATTGCTACAGGTCTGATCAATGCTATTCCTGATATTGTA